GGACTGTTAATTACAGCTCTCTGTTATCGGTGTTTCAAGAACCGAGACAGCCTTTGAAGCACGGTCTCCCGCGAGGGAGGCCGGGTTTCAAGAGGCAGCATTGAGGGAACTTTGCGTTCCCTCGCATGAGCCTCAGGTATGTCCTTAAGGCCTTCTAGGAAATACTCGTATTGTTTACGAGCAAATCCTAGCTTAAGGAATACAGATCGGACCTTCTCGTCGAAGGTCCTAATCTCATCACGAACATCATCAGCAATGATGATGCTCTTGAGATCATCGGTGAGGTATCCATAATCAGCATAAAGCTGGCGATGGACAGACTCACTTAGTCCCGTTAGTGACGAGAGAACAGATTGTTCAAAAGACAATTCCATTCCTTCCCTAACCATCTTTTCAAGGTTTGAACCTTGATAAGACCAGTTAAGACCGAATGGATGAATAAAGTCAGGAACGTGTGCAAATACGTTCAAGACACTATTCTGTCGTTTGGACAAGAGTACCTGTATCCTAGGTCCTATTAACCTGGCTAGATCAATGAAGTTATCGTCTGATACTTGTCTCCACTTCAATTGTGGTAGTACAAGGTCAGGCAATATTAACTTTCCAGCAAACTCAGCAAGTTTGTTGGAACTAATTGATTTATCCGGTGAATAGGGGCATTCCAAGAGACGAAGACAGTTAATATACTGGCGATACAAAGTATCGTTTAATATAATAACATCATCGCCTACGACAAAGAAGTCATTCTCCCATTTATAGTTGTTAAGACCATAAAGTAAGAGACCATGACTCAGTGTGAATAAGAAGAAACTCGGGTTAAACCCTAAGGGTTGACCTCTATTCCATCTTATCATACCGATCTCCGAGCTGTAGTGACTAAGGGATACGTCCCTAAATAACTGCAACCACGGGCTTCCAACACCGTAGATAGTTTGCAAAACTACCTCTTGTAACTCCAGAGGGAAGAAATCAGTAGCACTAGATAAATCCACACTGTGGACAGTTCTATTGCCTTTGATAGCGTCCTGAACTGGCTTGAATGCACGACCTTGATCGTGTGTACAATCCCACGGGCAACTGTGTACAATACGTTTTAGATCCTTCTGTAGTGGCTCAGAAGCCACCTGGAATAATCTATACGGGGAAGCAATGCTTCTCAACTTG